AGACATTACTACAAAACAATACATAGAAATTGAATATATTATTCAACAAAAAATAAAAGAATTTAATGAAAAAAATAATAAAATAAATAGAGATAATGAATAATTACGAATATCTAGGTAAAACTAAAAATGATAAGAAGCCAACATTTGAAACCATTCAAGTCGATGTGGCTAAAATGAAGGCGGTTCGGATTGATAAGAAAACAATTAAATTAGTAACGAAATGAATCCAAAAGACAAAGCAAAGGAGTTAGTTGATAAATTTACACTTGTAGGTTTACAACAAAGAAACGAAGGCATACAATGCGCATTAATAGCAGTTGAGTTAAGATTTGAAGCAGATTTTAAATCTTATTCTATTGAATATGGAGAAGATAGTTTAGAATTTTGGCAAGAAGTAAAAACAGAAATTGAAAAATTATAAAAATTAGCCATGTGTCGGAATTGATAGACGAGTGCTTCCCATTAGAACAGCATACCCTTTGAGGTTTATAGGTTTGAATCCTATCATGGCTACTAAACAATTAAAAACAAATATAAACATGAGTACAATGATTAGCGGGTATTTCACCCTAGAAAAATTAAAAGAAATCGTAAAGGTTTGCGAAAGTAAAAATGAAACAGGCTTTAAATTTACAGCCTCTATTTCAGACACATCAAACCAATTTGGACAAAATGTGTCCTTTTTTGCAGAACAATCGAAAGAGCAAAGAGACGCAAAGGTTAACAAGTATTATTTCGGTAATGGAAAAGTTTTTTGGACTGATAATAAAATTAGCTTAGGTACGAAGGATCAACCTGCAGAGGTTAAGTATGAGAATAACAAGATACAAGATGCAGTAGTAATTTCTGATTTACCTTTTTAATCGTTTTGTTGATGCCAACGAAATGATAATTAAGCCACCTATTAAGGTGGTTTTTTTATTTATATTGATAATCAATTCTTTATATATATTTATATTCCACATGAATAAAAAAGTATGCAAAGTCTCTCTTATAGGCATAGTTCAAACAAGAATTTTTTTTTTTTTCAAATTATCAAAAAAAAACCTGCATCCTGCATATATTTGGCAAAAAGTCAATGTTTATCATGGTTTCGCTCATATATTATTTATTTACATGTAGAATATAAATATATGTTTATTATTAAAATAAATTAGGAAGTATGAATATAATGTTGTAATATTGCTTTTAAATTAAAGATGTCGCATATCTTATAATAAAAATTTTTTAGTCCTTTAGAATTTAGCATGATGCGACCTTGTTATTTTCTTAAAGGACTTTTTTTATTTATGAATAAATTATGTCAAAGTTGTAAATCTGAAAATATAGAAACTATTTTTAGTGATGGGGTTATGAGCTACTTTTGTAAAGATTGCAATGCCTACAATGGTTCAGCTCACAATTATATTAGTACAGGATTAAAATTTACTTTTGGAAAATACAAAGGAGATTTAATTGAATTATCTGAAAATGCAAATTACCTTAGTTGGTTGCTTGAAGGTAATAAAATTGATAAAGGATATAAAATAGCAGTCATTAACAGATTAAACCAATTAAAATAATGCCACAAATAACAATATACAAATCATTTGGAGACGTATCCGCTGGATATAATAGAGATATTTATTTTATTCTCGATAGGATAAAAAGAGGTAGTTCAAAGGTACTTATTGAACAAATACGGAATTCTAATTTAGAGGTTCAAAATAGCCTTAAAAAGAAATTACCAGCCATTCTATTCAGTGGTACATTTAGACAGCGAAATGATGCCTCTATTATCGAACATAGTGGTTTAATTTGCATTGACTTTGATAAGTTTGAAACAATTGAGTTATTAAACGAATTTAGAGCGCAATTAATCGAAGATGCTTATACCTTTAGTGTGTTTACCTCCCCTAGTGGTAACGGTCTTAAATGCCTTGTTAAAATACCAAATGAAGTATCTAATCATAAATTATACTTTGAATCATTAAAGAGTAAATATAATTCAAAATACTTTGATATTTCATGTTCAAATATTAGTAGAATTTGTTTTGAATCATACGATCCCGAAATACACATTAACGAAGATAGTTTGATATGGTCAGAAAAAAGCGAACCCGATATTTACGAAGTTGAAACTATTAATGTAAACATACCGATAAGGTCTGAAAATAGAATAGTAGATAATCTTCGTAAATGGTTTACTAAATTCTCAATGAATGAAGGAGAGAGGAATAATAACCTATTCAAGTTAGCCATTGCATTCAATGATTTTGGAGTACCAAAAAACGTATGTGAAAGCGTTTGTATGGAATATGTAAGGGAGGATTTTCCACTTCGTGAAATTCAAACTATTATAAAAAGCGCTTATCAACGTACAGGTAGTTTTGGTACTAAATTCTTTGAAGATACTTTTACTAAAGAAAAGATTGAAAAAAACATTCGTAGTGGTAAGGATATTAAAGCAATTAAAAAACAATTCCCTGACTTGCAGGAAAATGAGATTGAAAACGCCATCGAGAATGTAAAAGAAAATATTAGTATAACTGATTTTTGGGAGTATTCAAGCAAGGGTAATATTCAAATTTTACAGCATAAATTTAAGTACTTCCTGCAAGAACGTAATTTCTTTAAATTTTATCCGAGTAGTACAAATGGATTTATATTTATTAAGATATTTGAAAACTTATTAGAGGAAACTAACAAGGATATGATTAAGGATTATACCCTTAATTATTTAGAATTCAAAGAAGATATAGGCATGAAACCATTTAATTATATGGCTGAAAAAACTAAATACTTTTCATTTGATTTCTTATCATTTTTAGAAACTAAAGAAGTCAAATTACTTGAAGATGACATTGATAATTGCTACCTATATTTTAAAAACAAAATAGTATCAATATCAAAGAATGAGATTAAACAAATTGATTATATTGACTCCGAAGGTTATGTGTGGAAAAATCAAATCATTGATAGAGATTTTGAGTACATTAAAATAGAATCATGCGTATTTGGTAAGTTTCTAAATTACATAGCTGGCGAAGATGAAAGCCGTTATAATTCTTTAAAATCGGTTATTGGGTATCTATTGCACTCATTCAAAACAAGTGCCAATAATAAGGCTATAATTCTTAACGATGAAACTATTTCAGATACTCCGAACGGGGGTAGTGGTAAGGGATTGTTTTGGAATGCTTTAAGTCAAATGAAAAAACTTAATTCATTAGATGGTAAGTCCTTTAGTTTTGGAGACCAGTTCAAGTATCAAACCATTTCTGCAGATTGTCAAATATTAGTATTTGACGATGTAAAGAAAAACTTTGACTTTGAAAGTTTATTTAGTTTAATTACTGAAGGTATTACACTAGAGCGCAAAGGTCAACTGGCTATTAAATTACCCGTTAAGAAAAGCCCTAAAATATTAATTACAACTAACTACACGGTAGGTGGCGTTGGTGGATCATTTGAGCGTAGAAAGTTTGAAGTTGAGTTTAGTAGTTTTTTCAATGCAAACAACACACCTTTAAAAGTATTTAATCATTTATTATTTGATGAATGGTCCGAAATTGAATGGAAAAAATTTGATAACTTCATGATTGAATGTGTGCAATATTATTTAGCAAATGGATTGGTTCAGCATGAGTTTAAGAATTTAGAAGTACGTAAATTTATTAATAAAACATCGAGTGAATTTTATGAGTTTGTAAATGAAACCGAACACTTACAAATCGGAGTTAGAATTATAAACCAAGTATTTTTTGAGGAATTCTTAAACGATTATCCCGACTTTAGAAAGTGGTTAACTAGAAAAAAATTAAAACAATGGATTGATGTTTATTGTCAATTCAAAGGATATGAAGTAGAACATGGCAAATGTCATTTAGGAGTTTATTTTGAGATAGTAGATAAAACAAAACCGAAAAAAAATAACATAACAACCGAACCAATTGATGACGGATTAATATTTTAAATATGAATAGAAAAACTAAACAAAGATTCCTAGACGCAAAGCGAATGAGCCTTATTCGTAAATACCCAACATGGACAGATGAAGATTTGCAGAGCTTTAATTTTTACACGAAAACCGATAACGGAGCTAATGGATTGACTCGATGTATAATCGATTGGATAACTTTCAATGGTGGACAAGCTGAAAGAATAAATACAATGGGCCGTAGAATAGACAATACTAAGATTTCAAAAGATGTTTTAGGCGGTACACGTTTAATCGGTTCAGTATCATGGCAAAAGGGCACCGGAACGAAAGGCAGTGCTGATATAAGCGCAACGATACCAATGCAAGTAAATGGTATCAAATTCGGAGTAAGTGTTAAAATTGAGGTTAAATATGGCAAGGATAGGCAAAGTGAAGACCAAAAGAAATATGAGCATACAATTAATGAAGCTGGGGGGGTTTATGTAATAGCTCGAAACATTGATGAATTTATTGAATGGTATGATGAAACATTCAAAAATTAAGATATGAAACAAGATAAAAAACAAACAGCAGTAGACTGGTTATTTTTGATGTTAAATAATCCAAATTCAGACCAAGAATTTGCAAATAAATTACTTCAAAAAGCCAAGCAAATAGAAAAGGACCAAATAATATTTACGAAGGTAAGTAGTTGCAATTCTCAAAATTGTGAAAAACCATTCAAAGAAAAGTTAAAATGTTCATGTGGTCCTTATTTTTACGATAAAACATTCAACTAACGTGACTTATACTACACATCACAATCATTAACAAGTTACTTATATAACACATTATGCAAATAGAATTTAAAATTACAGGTGAAGACCAAAACGAACTAATGCCATACTTTCAGGCGCAAAATAGAGATGCTTTTTTATTTCAATTATTTCATAATTTTTTCAGACAATGGAAAAATACTGATGGACTAGTTGATATTGAAGATGTTAAAGAAAAGTTATTTGAGTTAAAGAATGAACACAATGTTATTTTAATCGACTATTAATACACTAACTTTGTTTTCCAAATGAATCTAATTGATTGACATAGTTCAAGAATACCCAATCCTAATAGAAGCCAGTAAGAAGATTACAGGCGGTCATGAATTGCATCTTGACTTACTTCATTATGCAATTGAGGAACTTTATTCAAAGTCAAATTATAATGAGATTATTAATAGTGGAGGGTTGAGGTTTTATATAGTTAGAATCATGCTTACTCAATGGCGTTCGAATACAGGACCGTTTTATAAGATGTTTTTTAACCAAAAATCAAATGAAATAGTAGGTGATTTTATTTACGAAGATGAATATGATTTTAATGAGCTTGAATACATTAAGGCACTAGACGGCTTAGCGTGGTATGATAAAGAATTATTTAAGATATTCAGTGACAAACAACACACTATATCAAGCCTATCTAGAGAGACAGGAATCCCGAGGTCTAGTGTTGATGTTACAATAAAAAAAGTACGCAAAATATTAAGGAAAATATGAGTAAAGTATTAATAATCGGAGACATTCATGAGCCTTTTTGTTTAGATGGTTATATAGACCATTGTAAAAAACAATATAAACAATTTAATTGTAATAAGGTAGTTTTTATTGGAGATATAATCGATAGTCATTATTCATCGTTTCACAATACGGATCCAGATGGATTGAGCGCAAAGGATGAGCTCAATGTTTCAATAAAGAAGTTAAGAAAGTGGCACAAGGCATTCCCTAACGCAACTGTTATAATCGGTAACCACGATAGAATTGTGGCCCGTAAAGCCCTAGCAAATGGAATAAGCGCAAAATGGATAAAAGAATATAAAGACGTACTTGAAGTACCTACATGGAATTTTAAAACAGATGAGACAATTGATAATGTGTACTACGTTCACGGCGAAGGTTCGACAGCTTTCACGAAGGCTAAAGACCAATTTCGTAGCGTTGTAGCTGGTCACACACATACGAAGTGTTATATTGAATTTGTTAACAACGTATTCGGTATGCAAGTTGGTTGCGGTGTAGATAAGGATTCATACGCAATGGCATACGCAAAGAATTACGCACCACCTCAAATAGCTTGCGGAGTGGTTATTGATGGTAAATTACCGATTATAATTAAAATGCACTAAAATATATATTTAACTATATGAAATGGAAATTTGAAAACATAGATATAGTCTTTTCATGTAATGAAGATGACTTTGAAAGAACAAGTAATTATTCACGAAATAAACTTAATACAAATGATAGAATTATTTATCTTGACAATCCTATTATCAATGGCAACGATAGCGTTAATACTGAATCCGATATACTCGAAGATACTAAAAATATTTACGATTCTAACAACGTTAAACCTAGAAGGAAAGCCTCTAAAGTGTCCGACGTGCCTACCGTTTTGGGTGACGATGATAGTCCTATTGATTACTAGAGTAGATGTACCATTGGTAATATTATTAAGTTTTAGTGCCTCATACTTAGGTGAATACTTTTATAAACAATTGACTACATGAGAAAAACATTTAAATTAAATATATTTTATTGCAAAGTAAATTTTATCCTATCAAAGGATATTATTAAAGATGTTCAAAAGATATTCAAAAAGAATAAAGAAGTATTTGAATTGGATTGCGAGCTTGAAGGAATAGTTTTTTATTTTACGATTAGTGAGTACTTTATTATCATTAACGAGAATTATTTAACACACAACACTTTAGCACATGAGATATATCATTTAGTTGTTAAAGTCACGGAGCCAAGGGATATAACAGACGAAGAGACGCAATCTTGGTTATGTGGGGAATTAACACAGGATATATATAAATTTTTAGAAACAAACAAAGTACAAATAAAATGACAATGATAGTAACTGAACAGGACAAAGAAATATTACTTGAAAATAGTAAGATAATACTAGACATTACAACAGGTTATAAGCCAGCTGAATTGAAGGTATTATATGATTTGCATAATCGAATTTACAACACTAATAAGGTGCCAAACGGTTGCGGTTCTTGTATTCGTAGTGTTATTGTATCATTACAAAAAGCATTATCAAAAGTGATTTAACCATATTTAAATATAACTTATAATATGCCATTTGAAAAAGGACACAAACTAGGAAAAGGAAGGCCAACTAAAATAGATGAGCAAAAAGCTAACACTATTTTTTTAAATGCTTTAAAGGATTTATATAATACTGAAATAGACGATGACGCAAAAAAGACTTTTGTTAAAAAAGTATTAATGGAAAGTCCTAGAGGTCAACTATTTATAGCTGAACATTTATTCGGTAAGCCAAAAGAAACAGTTGAACAAACTTTGAATATTAATGAATTTAATATAAAAGATATTGTGAAATTCAAAGATTAATTAGTATATTTGTAAGGTATTGTCGTAGGTACTTAAACAACTTTATAAAATCCCGCTTTGATAAGACTACGACCTTTGATAAGTGGGTTTTTAATTATATGATAGGAATTTATAAAATAACTAGTCCAAGTAATAAAATATATATAGGACAAAGTATTAATATTGAAAGAAGATTTAATGGGTATAAAAATTTAACTCATTGCAAAAAACAAATAAAGTTGTATTATTCTTTACAAAAATATGGTTCAAATTTACATAAATTTGAAGTAATAGAAATTTGTAATTTTAATGAATTAAATAAACGTGAAAGGCATTGGCAAGACTATTATAATGTTTTAGAAAATGGATTGAATTGTTGTTTAACAAATTCAAATGAAAGTCCTAAAATAATGTCAAAAGAATCAAAAGAAAAAATGTCCAAAAAGTTAATAGGCAATAATAGAGCTTTAGGATTAAAAAGAAGTAATGAGCAAAGACAAAGTATTTCTAATAGAATGAAGGGAAATATACCATGGAATAAAGGAATAAAAAGAACTGAAAAAGAATTAAAAAATATGTCTTTAAATAGAATAGGTAAAATGAAAGGAGAAGATAATTATAATTCAAAATTAATAATTAATATTGAAAATGGTATATTCTATTTTGGAATAAGAGAAGCGTGTGAATCATATGATAACAATTACCATTCAATGAGAGATAGGTTAAATGGTAAAACAAAAAACAAGACTTTATTTTTAAATGTTTAAACTTAGTCCTAAATATACAAACTTATTTGAATCCGATACAAGATACTATTTGATTACAGGTGGCCGCGGGTCTTCAAAGTCTTTCAGTATAAACGCTTTCTTATTGCTTTTAACATACGAAGAAGGCCATACTATTTTATTTAGTCGTTATACCTTAACATCGGCACATGTTTCAATTATACCTGAGTTTATTGAAAAGATTGAGATACTAGATAGGTATGAAGATTTTAATATTACTAAAGATGAAATAGTTAATATTAAGACGGGTAGTAAGATATTATTTAAAGGAATCAAAACAAGTTCGGGCCAACAAACAGCAAACCTAAAATCGTTAAGCGGTGTTACTTGTTTTGTATTAGATGAAGCCGAAGAATTAACAGACGAAAATATCTTTGATAAGATTGATTTGTCTATACGTTCGCAGTTAAAACAAAATAGAGTTATTCTTATATTGAATCCCGCAATGAAAAACCATTTTATATATCAAAGGTTTTTTGAAAGTAAAGGAGTTCAAGCGGGAGAGAATACAATAAAAGACGATGTGACTTATATACATACAACTTATTTAGATAACCTTGAAAATTTAAGTGAAAGTTTTATAAATCAAATCAATGATATTAAGGATAAAAGGCCTGACAAATACCAACACGTTATACTTGGCGGTTGGTTAGACAAAGCCGATGGAGTTGTGTTTACCAATTGGGAGTTCGGGCCATTCAATCCTAACTACTTGCAAACTTCTTTTGGTATGGACTTTGGTTTCTCGATTGACCCAGATGCTTTAGCTGAAGTGGCAATCGACCTTAAGAATAAAATATTATATGTTAAAGAACACATTTATCAACGTGGATTGAAAACGCATGAGTTAAGCAAGATGCTACTTGAAAAAACAAAAGGCGGTTTGATTATTGCAGATAGTGCCGAACCTCGATTGATTGATGACTTAAGATTTCAAAAAGTAAACATTCAAGCGGTTAAGAAAGGAACTATCGAAAGCGGTATTGTTCGTATGCAAGATTTCAAAATTATAGTTGAACCGAATAGCACTAACATAGCAAAGGAGCTAAATAATTATTGCTATCTTAACAAAGGTAGTCGACTATATGTAGACAATTGGAATCACATAATAGATGCAATCCGATACAATGTTATTTATAACCTTGATAACCCGTCGAAAGGAACGTATGGATTTTACAAAAAAACTACGTAATTTTACCAATAAAATATATTTATAAGCATGGTTGGGAGTATTTACGAAATATTAATTAAAGATTTAAGGACATTGTGCTTATCTCATAAGGCAGTGAAATCCTTTCGAGTTGGTGATATAAGTGCAATCGAGCAACCAACGGGCAACGATGGGCCGCACACAAATAGTTATGATTACATGGCGGTTCACTTAGTACCGTCAACAGCTGAAATGAACGGACAGTCAACAAAGTTTGAATTTGACATGGTTGTATTTGACCTTTGCAAAGATGATTTAGAATTGCAAGTAATAACGCAATCTCAATGCTTAGAAGTTACTAGAGATATTATAAGCAAATTTAACTTAACAGATTGGAAAGGCTTTCGATATAACATTCAATTACCAACTACGTCAATGATATTCGACGAAGCCTTTGTCAACTCCGTGGCTGGTTATACAACACGAATAATAGTTGAAGCGATTAGTCCATTTACCTTATGCGAAAATCCATTTAATTAATGGATCCAAAGAAACTATATATCCGTCAAGTTACTAAAGCCTTAGATTCTTTAGGTACTGAGATATTGAATATCATGAAGGCGCAAGCACCCGTTAAGACGGGAAAACTAAAGCGTTCGATTAGGTATAAGGTAGTTACTAAAAACGATAACCCCGCATTATCATTCTATTACATCTATTACGGCGTTTACGTTGACTTAGGTACGTATAGCAATGCAGACAAAGCAAGCTATGGAATGAGTCCGTTTATAATGCCTAAATGGAATCCAAAGCCCGGACATACAGGTAAAGGAATATTGCCACGTTATTGGACTTCATTAAGTGCAGATGCTAATGAGTTGATAGGATATTTCGCAAAGAAATTAGAGCGAACGGTGAGTGCGGATATAGTAGAATTATTAACAGGAGTTACAACTAAAACAAGTAGAGTTACAGCATAAATTATGAGAACAATAAAAAGTATATCAATTAGAAAATTTATCGAGATTTCGGATTTAATCAAAGATGAAACAAGCATTCACGACCGTATGAACGTGTTCCAAATCGTCACAGGTTGCGACATGGAAGAAATTCGTATTATACCCGCTGAAATACTCGATACAATGTGGAATGAGTTTGTTCACAATTGCTTTGACTTAGGAGACGGTAGTGTTGACAATATCATTACGATTGATGGTAAAAGTTACGGATTGATTAACGTGAAAGGATTAACAGTTGGAGAAATGGCTGACATAGATGTGTTGAAAAATCACCCAGTGTTAAACTTTAATCTTCATAAAATAATGGCTATTCTTTACCGACCATTGATAAGCAAGTTACCTTTCAAAATTGAGCCTTATAGCAGTGAAACATTTGAGGAGCGTGCTGAATTATTTGCCGAAAAAATGCCCGTTAAGGTTGCATTGAACACCGCTGTTTTTTTTTTAAATATATTGGGCAACTTGAAAGAAGTTACAAAGGACTTTTTGGCGAAGCCGAAAGCGGAGAAGAAGAAAAAAATCTTGAACGCTCTGATATCCGTTGCGCTCGAAGTTGGAATTCGTTTATTTACTTCCTTGCGAAAGACGACATCCTTAAAATCGAAGAGGTTACAAAAATAGAATTAATAACAGCCTATAATTTTTTAGCACACCAAAAAAATAAAAATGATAACACAAATTAACTACGCACCATCTTACTTACAAGGCACATACAATCCGATTATTTGGAGTGTACAAAGTGATGAAACTTATCAAGATAATTTCAGTTATATTTTTGATGTG